CTCATTTCTTTTTTCATCATATCCATGTGTTTTTTACTATGATGAACAGAATGTTTCTTTAATGTTTTTTTTTGTCTATCAGTTAGTTTTTTCATTTTCTTTTCTTTTTCTTTTTGTTCATTTTTAATTTTCTAAAGTCTGCAGCTTCAATCTTATTTGGATTACCTGCAACTCTAGCAATCTTCATTTGTTTTTTTGTAAGTTTTTTTCCCGGCATTAGTACATCATCCTTTTTGCTTTTTTAGCTTTCTTTGTTTTCTTCGCTTTCTTCTTAGCCATAGGCTTCTTCATTTTCTTTCCATACATTGTGTTTCTCCTTTTTAGTTATACAATATTTATCAAAACAACTTCCATCTCTGCCATCGTGACAAAAGTATTTCTTTTCTCCATTTATAATCCATCCGCCTTGATTACTCAATAATTCTTTTTCGCAAAGATGACACCAACCACAGGTAAGTATAGCTTGTTTTTTATTCCAAGTCTTACGCTTCAACTAGCATCTCCATCTTCTTCTTGCTTGTCTTAGTCTTGAGTTAGGGTCTTTGGCAGCTTTTGGAAATCTTTTCATTTGACCTGCACTTCTTGCACAATATGATTTACGTCTAGCTTTCTCTCTTGCAGTTAGTCCACTCTTTTTAGTTACAGCAGTTTTTAGTTTTGAACCGGGGTTCTCTCTTCTGTATCTTGCAACACCAGCCTTAGTCATACCCGCACCAGACTTTGTGGATCTAAAATACTTTTTAGTTCTTGGTGGTTGTTTATCTCTTCTGCTCATTAATCACTCTTTGATATACTAATTATCTTACCATCTTCTACGACAGCTTTTACTTTTGTGCATTGATAAATTAATCTATCGCTGCCATTATTTCTAGTAGCAATTCTCTTTTTTTTTAAACATTCAGATATTGATGGCATTAATAAATGTTCCTTTAATTCTGGTGGATTACCTAGGTACATCATTAGAGCTATAACCATTTCCATTTTCTCTTACCTTATCTTTTAATTTTTCTACATCTTCACGCAATCTTTCAATATCTTTCATCATTCTTGAGATATTTACTCCATTGTGCATCATTTCATCTACACGCACTATAGTCTTTTCTAAGTCAGATGCTAGTGATTCTTGTATCAAAAATTGCTCCTGATCTACTGGTTTTTGATCGGATGCCTTGAGCAAGTCAGATTGCATAAGCTCACGACTTGTTTCCAAAGATGTGAGTCTGGCAGTGAGTTCTGTGTACGCAAATATACCTGCTGATATAGCCACAATAATACCAATCATATTCTTGATTGGCATGGCAACAGATGTATTCTCTGATACTTTCATTACATTCCACCTCTATTCTTAGCTTTGTATGACCTTCTCTTATGCTTATTCATACTACTCATTTTTGGTCGTCTGCCAATGCTAGTTTTTTTTGGTATTCTTACGTGTTCTAGCTTTTCGAGATTGAACTTTTTTTTTGCCATATCCTTGTTGCGATAAGTGTGTTACCTTTTTACTGTATTGTTGTACGAATATTTTTTTAACCATATCTCTTTCTGTGTTAAGTTTGATTCATCTTGCTTTTGTTTAGTTTTATGATTTATTTCTGATTGACTCATAGTTTCAACCAAAGCGTATCTGTATACTTTTTCTGTGCCATCGTTCCATTGAAAGTGTAGTAGGTATTTAGGTTCGTTATAGTTCTTGACCATACCTATATCAAAAGCTGTTAGTGTCATTTCTTCTTAATCTTGTTCATTGTGGTTACACCAAAGCTAGCTCCAACGATTGTCAAAATGATATACCAAAACATAGGATCAGCATACTCAAGTATCTCCCATCCTCTTTGCATAGTATCTTGTGTCCAAGGTACGAAATGACAAGCCATCAAAATTGTAAAAAAAACAACTAACCACTCATCTTTCCATGAGTGTTCTTGTTGTCTTATTTGTTCTACACTTACAGTTTTAACAGCTTCTATTTCTTTTGCTTTTATAATTTTATCTTTCTCTAGTTTGTGAGATATTGCACCAACAGTTTTCTCTGCAATAATTTTTACAAATGGATTCTTTAATAAACCTAAAAACTGAATCATCCTGTTACCTTACCATCTTTCCACTTCATCTCTGGCAAGCCATTGGTATACTTCTTACCATCATAAGTTAATACTTGTTTTCTATTCGATCCTTTTTCGTTGTAACTAACATGAACCCAACCACCTGCAGGATCATCAGGATTGTAGAACTCGAGGATTAGTTGGTCAAAGTCTACATTGTTTTGTAGCCAGTATGCAATTTGAATATTAGGTATACCTGCTATCTCAAAATCTACTGCTTGACCTTTGGCATGCTGCGAAGTTTTCTTTGATCCTATCGCTTCACACAACTCTTCTGACCTATAACCAGAAGTTACAGTTACTGGCTTGTCAAACTTAGCTCGTGCTGGTTCTAATATTTCATAGCAAACATTCTCAAGGTTTTTAATATCACCAGATCCCGGAGTATTGTCTATACCTTTACGAGTTGCGGTCATTGACTTTGTAAATTCTTCTAGTTTAAAATGTTTAGAGAGTTGCATAAATAATTTTTACCTTTAACTTTTTTTGTTCAATAGTCGCTTTCCTATTGATAAGAGAGCCTTTGGTATTCCTCTTATAACCATCATTAGGTGTGTAATCTTTTTTTCTAAAATTTTTAGTTTTGACATCATAAGCAGTATACTCACCTGTAGTCATATTTAAAGTAACAATATCTATTGGTCCTAGTCCTCCAAGGGGTGTAAATACAAGGATGTTTGGGTCTTTGGCAAAATCAAGTTGAGCTGCAAGCTCATTAATAAGTCCCTTAACTGCTGTCTTTCTTCTACCCATTCCATTTAAAGAAACCAACAATAGCTGCAATCAATCCTGCTAAAATTATTAATAGATTTACAGCTCCCTTTCCCTTGTTCATATCTTGCCTTAATTCTTTTACGTCTTTACGCATTTCATCTATTGCTTTGAATAATGTTTTCATTCTTTCAGCGCAGATAGCTTCATGCTTAGATATTCTATGACCTAGTGATGTTTGTACTAATTCATCTGCTTTCTTTTTTCTAGGCATTTTCTCCTACCTCTTTGCATTGAAATTTGATTGCTAGTCTTTCGCTTTCTATTCTATCACCATAGATTTCTTTAAGTGTATTGTGAGAAGATTTGTAACCTTGTAGAATACAAGTTTTAAAATCATAAAATTCTAAAGGTACTACATGGCTGTCTGTACAGTTTGGATTTGTAGCGTTTATAAAGCTACAAACATACAGTATCAGAACATACTTCATTAGCCTTTAGGATTATCAGATTTGACTTTTGCTATTCTAGCTTTCCAAGCATCTATGTCATGGTAGATTTCATCTAGTTGTTCGTTCCATGAACCATAAGCATTTCTTCTTGTTGCATCTACACTAGCATTGCTTTCAGCAGTATCAGCAACAGTTTCATAAAGCTCTAATTGCTCATCTGTTGGTTGATCTATATCTAAATTCCATTCCTTAATGTATGCACCTTGACCTTGACTGTCGTCTTGCAACATTACATCAGACATGAAATCTACTGACGCTACACCATTTGCTTTTGCGTATTCTTTTATTTTACTTGATAGACTTGCCATATATTTTCCTCCTTAAATTTTATGCACCTATAATTCTGTAACCACCAAAAAGACCAGTAGACTTTGCACTTCCGCCACCGATACCTATATTACCTGCATTACTAAACATAAAAACCGATACATAGTCAGATGTTCCATTTAGAGACAGCATACCATTTACTTGTAATCTGTTATCACCAATCGCAATTCTTTCAAGATAACCCAATTCATCTTTTGAATCTAAAGTAACACTTCCATTTTTAGTAATTAAAATTGAACTTAATCCTGTGCCTATTCCATTAGCCGCAAATATTTGTGCTGTAAAAAAATATTTACCAGCAACTGTTGGAGAAAATCTTCCAGTGCTAGTATTAAAAAAATTATCTGTATCAAATTCCTCTTGATCATTTATCGTAACCTCTGTCCATACACCATTTGATACTGTTTGTGTTGAGGAGCTATTACTATGAGCCATAAAAGCTGGTGTGCTACCATTTAAAATTCCTAAATCTGCTACCTTAATTATCGACATATTGTTAATCTCCTATCCTAAATCCTTGAAAATAAGATTCTTTTTGATTTGGTTCACCACCAAATTCAACATCATTTGAATCAGTGCTGTCACCAAAACCATATATTTCAATATAATCATTTACTGCTAAATCCAAAATAGCAGATACAGTAACATTAGTTTTTTGAATTGGGTTATTTCTAAAATCCAAAAATACTTGGTTTACAATACCACCATTTTTGTAAATATAAGCAATGGCTCTATTTAAAGAGCTAGGATTGTGTCTAACAAATACGCTTGATTCAATATAATATTTACCAGCTTTACCTGATGGAATTGTTATTCTGTAATTTGTTGAATTATCATAAATATTATCGGTATCAAAAATTTCTGTATCAAATTGTACTTTTGTTGCAACATTATCTGTAATTCCAGTTTGGTCAGCATTTAAATGAACAAACCAAGCAGGATAGTTTTGTCCAGATAATTTATCAAATGTTACTGCATCATTGGCTAATTGTTCTGTATTGACTGAACCAGCACTAGGAGTTTGTAAAGTTATTCCTCTTTCAGCAATAATAAAGTCTATGCTATCTGACGAAGTTAAAGCACTAGAGAATGTAAGCGTTGAGCCAGATACAGTATAAGAACTATCTGGTTTTTGGATTACTCCATTCAAACTAACTGTTAATGATGATGCACTACTTGGTACAAAATTAACTGAATTTAATTGTAAGGTATAACTAGCAGTAGCACTAGCAGTCAACGCATCTAAAACAACTCTATCTGATAAGTTTTCTATTCCTCTACCTAAATATGCCATTGTTACTCCGTAGGTTTTGTCGGAAATACAACAGCGTTTACTTCTTCAACTGTTGTTAATCCATTTGTTATGTCTCTTAAATTTTGTCTGTAAGTATTCATATCAGCAGATAATGTTTGGTCTGATAATGCTAAGTAATCTGTTTCTGCTAATTTAGAATTTCTTTGATCTCTTAAATTTTCCATAGCTCTATCAAATGCACCATTAGACCAAGCTAATTCTTCTGCATCTCTTTGTGCTTCTTCTTCTGCTGTAAAAGGTATTCTAATTCCATTTACTAATTTTGTTCTTGCCATTATGCTCTAACTCCATAAATTGTAATTGTTCCACTTGCTAATTGACCGCTTGATGTATTAAACTTTATATTATTTACTGCCGCAGTTACATTTGTTGTTCCGCTAATTCCCATTTGCATTGCTACTGTTCCACTATCATCTGCAAAAGCTGACATATAAGTACAAAATTTATCTGCTGATGAATTTCTCAAACCATGATACATAGCTTCAAAATTTGTTTTCTCTCCAGTAGCCGCTCCAGAGTTAAATCTACTTCCTGTTATTCTTAATGATTCTTTATTTGCCGCACCTCTAAATGTTGTGGTGCTATCACTATCTGAAGATCTTCCTGAATGTAATGCTTGAGCATAGCCACTAGTTGAGTAACTTGAACCATTATCTGTGGAAAGAGTTACTTGTATTCTTTGGTCGTCACTTGCAAGAACTATATTTGATCCGATAACTTTGTATGTTTGGAAATCATCAGTAATAATAGTATTGTCAAAAGTTATTGCATCATCATTACTAATTGTTGCTGTAGAAAGTTTAACTAAATTTGTTCCATCAGTTGTTCCAGCACTTGGTATTTTTGATATTGCCATTATTTATTCTCCAACTCTGTTATTCTTGCTTCTAATTCTTGAATTGTTTTAACCAGTAAAGGAACTAATTTAGATTGGTCGATACCTTGATATTCTGGATTACCATCTTCTTTAACAGCATCTTTAGTTCCAGTAATTGCTTCTGGTACTACACTTGATACTTCATGTGCTAAAAAACCATCAACTGTTTTATCTGCGTCTGCTATGAAATTAAATCTAGCTGGTTTTAATTGTTTTAATCTTGATGTTGCATCAAAATCATAAGATACATTTTCTTTCAATCTGTAATCTGATGAAGTGTTATAAGCCGTAGCAGAGCCAGATGTTACAATACTACCAACATTTCCATTATTATTATAGAATTGTACTAAAGTATTTGAGCCTGTGCCAGATCTTGAAAATCTGGTCAAGCCAGTAGTATTTGCCACATTAAATGATATTCCAGCATCTCCTACATCTACTGTATCTGGGTGTCCAAAATGTATTCCTTCTGAACTATCTATTGTAATAGCAGTTGCATCAGCATTATCATCAATACCAGAAGAACTAAAAGTTGTTAGAGGATAACTAAGTTTTGCACTTGTAACATTAGCATCAGTAATCTTAGCAGTAGTAACTGCATTACTTTTTAACATTGCAGTTGTAATAGTATCTGCATCTGGAGTTACAGTCTGTAATGCTTGTCCTAAGAAAATTACATAGCAACTATCTGAGCTTGATATTGTACCACCTAAAGTTAAAGCAGTTCCAGATATTGAATAAGATGCTGGATCTTGCCTTACATTATTTACAAAAATTGCAACATCATTAACTGATGCAACGCTATGATCTAAAGTATAGCTTGATCCACCATTGCCAGTTATAACTTGACGTTTTAAACTTACAAAGTTGTTTGATGGTTGATTACCAAGATAAGCCAAATGTATTCTCCTATGTACTTATGGAGTCAACAACAGAAAGTATTACATCAACTGAACTACCAACAGAAGCTAATGCCTCTACAGAATCTCCAGATTGAAGTACAACTTTCGACCCTCCATCGATTAACTCTAATGATCCACCTACAGGTATAGGTGCATCCTTAATTAAAAAATAACTTGTACCACTATTTTTGACAGTTGCATTTACTGTTACAGCAACAGTTCCTTTGTTTGCAAATCTCATTCCGATAATTGCATCATCACTGTTAGCAGCAGCTCTTACTTCTGTAGCAGATGTTCCGATACTTGTTTTTAATACTCTTTCAAAATCTTGTGCCATATTACTCCTTTACTATAAGGCTATTGCCATTGCAACAGCAAATCCATTTGATGCTAAAGTCGTTGCGTCTACAGCAGCTAATTGCCAAGCTGAACCCGAATAGACTTTTAATACATTTGACGTTGTATTGAAATATAAATCTCCTGCAGTTAGTGCATCTCCATCATTATCAACTGTAGGATCACTAGCTTTCGCACCCAAATAAGTATCATCAAAGTTATCAGCAGCAGCTTCGGCTGCGGCTTGTGCGGTCTGTGCAGCAGTTTTAGCTGTGTCGGCAGCAGTAGCACTTGATGCAGCGTTAGTCGCTGAAGTCGATGCGTTTGATGCTTGTGTTGATGCGGTTGTTGCTGAACTTGCAGCATTAGTAGCTGATGTTGAAGCCTCTGATGCTTTTGTAGTAGCTGTCGTTGCAGAACTTGCAGCAGCAGTTGCTGAAGAGGCGGCATTGGTAGCTTGTGTACTAGCTGTTGATGCAGATGATGCAGCGTTTGTTTCAGAGGTACTAGCAGCACTAGCAGAACTAGCAGCGTTACTTGCCTGAGTAGATGCAGTTGATGCAGAAGATGCTGCATTGGTTGCAGAAGTAGATGCTTCGCTTGCTTTTGTTGTAGCAGTGGATGCTGAGTTAGCAGCGTTTGTAGCAGATGTTGCTGCAGCAGATGCGCTAGTAGATGCAGCACTTGCTGAACTAGCTGCGGCTGTGGCACTGGTTGCTGCTGAAACAGCGTCTACCAATAATTGAAAATGATCTGTGTCTGTTAGACTATCTCCAACAACTGAATCTGCTACACAAATATAAACATTATTTAGTTCAGCAGTAGTTGTTGATTTAATTATATCTCTAACATTGTATGCCTCTGTAGTTACAGTTGCATCTGTACCTTTGAATGTACCTAGCTCTTGTGTTACTGAAATTTCTCCAGCACTATCAAATGCTAAAATTTTGTTTGCTCTTTCTGTTGCACCTACAGTAAATTCTGTAGATGTCATTGTGTTTGTTCTTGATAACTTGATTGATCTATCTGTTGCTTCAGATACTTGCTGTGCAATCATAGTAGTACGATCCAGACCCTCTTCATTAGTCTCCGCAGGGAATGGATCATTAGCGATATAATCTATCGCTTGAGTTTGCGGGACATTCCTTCTTATAACAACTGTCTCACCTGAAGCTGGTATATTACCTGAAGTAAAAGTTATTGAACCTCCACTAGCATCACCTGCACCCGCTACTGTATAGTGAGTTGTTAAAGTTTTAGTTGTCTCAGTTCCTGCTGCTGATCTAATAATTACTACTAAGTCTGTGTCTGCAAAAATTTTGAAGTTGTAGGCAAAAGTTGTGGTTGAGCCATTACCATTATGAGATGATTTTATTATCGTTGTAGATACTGTCATAAATCCTCTATATTATTTTATTTATCCTTTGTCTATCATTTAGATTGCCTAGGCAAATCAGATTCATCTATTAAATATTGTGTTAAATTACGAATTCCTAACATATTCTGATATGGTAAAATTCTCAACCATTTATAAGCATCTCTTTTACTAAAATCATATTCATCGTCAAATACAGCTTTACCTGTACTTCTTATAGCACCACCTGTTTTTTGTAACAATGAATATGTAGGATTACCTGTCCAAAGATTAGTTTCTAAACCAGATGCTCTATAATTAAACATAGTATCATTACCACTATAATATAAACCCATATCTAATATAGGTGGTATTAATGTAGAGTATGTGTTTCTTTGAAAGGTTGCACCACCTATAGCTTCTGGAGATAATCTTTGTTCTAAAAACTCTTCTCTCGTTTCTCCTTTTTTTCCTATCGCTTGTATTTGTTGTTGAGCAACATAAACTAAGCTAGCTATTAATGTTGATGATGCAAAAGAACTAAAAAAAGTAAAATCCCTCATATGTAAACCATGTTGTAATTGTTTAGCATATGCTGTTGTTACAAAGTTTCTAAATTGAAATAATGTTTTACCTAGAGTTGTATCAGTAGCACCAAAACGCATCATTTCTCCATAATTATTTTCTTGAATAACTCTTCTTAAATGTCTATTCATATATAAAGACATTTTATTTACTAAATCTTGATCATCCCAATTATCTACATTTAATCTTCTTATTTTTCTTCCTGTTAATCCACCTTCAATAAATGTAGAATTTTTTCTAATATTTTTAAATACATCTTCTAATTCATTTTCACTAAAACCTATATTTTTGTATCTTTTAATATCTGCAGGTTTTAATTTTAACTTACCTGTTGCGTGTCTAGCAAGTTTGTCAAATGAAGTTATAGCAGCTAACCTTCTTGATAGAGTATCTACTGCATGAAAACCAGAAAAGTCAGATGTTATTCTAGTTGCAACATCAAGTGTTTTTTCTATCTTACCAACTTTAGTTGTCATACCAGCAAAATCATCAGTTCTATTAATAACACTATCTATCAATCTATTCGATCCTGTACCACTAACTAATGTTTCTATTTCATCTAAAAATTCATTTGACAACTTTCCATCTTTAGCTCTTGTTAATATATTTTTAAATTCTGGTATATATTTTATAAAAGTTCTAACTCCAGCAGTACCAATAATATTTCCCATTTCTGGAATTTGTGCAAAACCTACTTGATTAAATACATTGGCATAATTATATTTTCTTAAATTTCTTGCTATAGTCTGAATACCACCTTGAATATTTCTTTCAGTAGGTATTCCAATTATGTTTTTATAAATTGTTTCTAATGTTTCTAATTCAGAATTTTTTTTAATTTGACCTAATTTTGTTGAGTATTTTTTTGCAACTTCTGGAATTGTGTATCCTTCTTTAATTTTATCTAATACTTTTTGATAATCATTTTTAGATTTTAATCCTACTCTTGCAAAAGCAACATGACCAGACATTTGATTTACATATGCTCCAACAATTCCTTCAGTATTATTATCTAGCATATCTGTAAATTTTATTTTCTTACCATCAATAATTTCTTCATGTGTTTCATCAAATGATGCTCGTCTTTGAAGTCTAGCAGGTACTTGAGGTTTTTGAGGTTTTAACAATACTTTAATTAAATCCTCTATTTCTTTTACTTCTAAATCTGTATAATCTTTAATAATTGCTCTAAGTTCTGTTTCATCTGTTGTTTTTAAAATTCTATCAACAGAAAATCCATCACTAAATTTTGCAGTATTTATCATTCTCCAAATATGACCTGCTAATTTTAAACCATCTGCATTAGATAAATTATCTGATCCTTTTACTAATGAGTTTTTTAAAAAATTAATAATTTTATCATAACCAATACTTTCTTGAACATTCTGCATCCTCTCTATTGACCAATGTCTAGGAAAATAATTTGGATTATCTAAAATATCAGCAGCACCCTCAACACCATCTTTTCTTAAATCATCAAGCATACCTTTAAATAATTTTCTAGTAGCATTTGCTCCTTTTGTTACTGATAAAAAATCAACAACCTCTCCTCTAACTGCTCGTGATACTAAATTAGAAAACTGCATACGATCATTCAAATTATAACTTTTGAATTTAGTTGTTTTACCAATTTCTTTTAAATATTGTTCAAATGCTGGCTCATAATCTTTATAAAAAGATGTAAGTCTTGTGCCTGCATAATTATTTTTATGAATATCTGCGGTCAATATTGATCTTGAATAATCTTTATTACCTACAGAATCTTCTAATAATTTTTCAGAAGCTGATCTCATAAATGGATTGTGAGATTTTCTTAAATGAAATGATTTATCTATTCTTAATTTACCTGCAACTGTAGGTGTTTGGTCTAATCTATCAAAAAAATTATTTAATAAATCATCAGCTTCAACACCTTCTTTAACATCTTTAATTATTTGTTTTGCAGGTAACATAACTTCATTTTTTGCAGTTACATTATCTATTTCATCTATGTTATGATTTATTTCTGGATTTTTATCTGAACTAAAATACTTATTTCCTTTATCTGTTGGTTTAAAACCATCTTCTTTTAAAGTTTTCTTTTCTATAGCTTTAGCAAGCTCTTCAGATTTAGCATCAAACTTATTTATATCTGGATGTTTTGGTCCTAAGAATCTTGTTAAACCAGAAGTTATTGCACCACCCATCATAGCAGCATAACCTATTTCATCTATATCTCTAGTTGGGTCAGTAATAACTACTGGTGTTGTTACTAATGTTGCTTGACCTGAACCAATAAAACCACCTCTTATATATTTGGATATTCTTGATGCTCTATTTGCATAAATAAAAGGTCTAGCAAGACCAAATGTAACTGCGTCTGCAGCAAGAGCTGCTGGATCTAATATTGCTGCACCTACTCTCAAAGCTGTACCTGTAAATCCTAATGTTTGTAATTTTTTATTAGCTTCTTGTGCATCTAATATTCTTTGCCTTATTTGATACGCTTGTTGTTTTGAAGAAGCGTTACTAAACTCATCCCAATAAGAAGGATCAATGTCTTTTGATAAATCATCAAATAATTCATCATCTAATCTAAAGTCATAATTAGGTTCTAATTCTGGTTGAGAAAAAGATTTTAATAATGATGGTAAAATCATTTCTTGTTGTGCAGCAAGTTTTATTCCTTCACCAATAGATATTTTTTCTTTTTCTTCTGTTTCTTTTAATAATTTTTCATCTTGAGTGCTTAAATAATCTGTATTGACAATTAAATCTAAATTTGTTCCTTCAGCCATTATGATCCTGTAATATCAAATCCAGTTACTTCTTGTGCTTCTTTTAATATTTGTTTTCTTTCTTGTTTTTCAAAAACTTTTTTTCTGTCTTCTTTTTTTATTTTGGATTTTCTTTCTTTATTTATTTTATCTAAGTCTTTAGCGTAATAAATCATAGGTTCTCCCTCATCATTATAAACAGTAGAAATATCAACTCTTCTTCTTATTTCAAATTGACCTCCTCCATTATATCTTAAATAATAATCTTCTTCTTCTGCATCAGTTATATTATTTTCTAAAATATACTCTTTTACAACTTTAACTTGACCTAAAACATCTATTGATTTGAAAGCATCTATATCTCTTTTTAAATAAGCATAGTCATCTACAACTATTATATTTTTTTCCAAATCTTCTTTAACTTGATTTTTTGCTTTAAAAGCGGATATGCCATTTGCAACATAAATGTTAAATATTTTATTAGCGTATCCTCTTACATCTTGAATATTTGTTCCTTTTATCTCATCAAATTTATCTTCTATATCTCCCATTAATTTATTTCTTTGTTTATTAGCACCTTGCATTATTCTTTTGTCATAATTTATTTCAAAGTCTTTAGCTTGTTTCATTGCTTGAAAATTGTCTAATCCTAAAACTTTTTTTAAAATAATTACATTTTTAAAAAATCTTTCCTCATCATCTGTTGTATAAACATTTAACCTTCCATCTACTTCAGCAGCTTCTGCTGCTGCTACTGCATCATTTATTACATTAGGAATGTCTGCAGCATTATCGAATGTTGTTGAAGAGCCAGCAGTATAAGCAGAAGAAAATAAATCTTGATAATAATTAGATAAAAGTCCTGTTGGTGTATAGACTTGATCTACATAAGCAAATGTTTCACCTACGCTTAAATTATTTTTTGCAGCATTTGCTAAAAGTAAATTATCAGTATTTTGTAAAACTTTTTTTTCTGTTGTATTTTGAATTGTTGTTCCAAGAAAAGGATTTTTTCCATCAAGTATTTCACTTGTATAAAAACTGGTAGCATTATATTCTATTCCCTCTTTTTCTATTTTTATAATTCTTTTTTGTATTTCTTCAGAATCTACATTTTTAGCATTTAGTAATATCTCTTTTGCTTGTACATAATTTTTATTTGAAATAGCAATATCAGCATCAAATATAACGCTGTCAGTATTAATTGTTTGTATTTCTTTATCTAACCATGGTTTACCCATATTATTCATATTTGAAAATTCTGTTGCAGATTCAATTCTTTTTTTCTTTGCTGTTTCTTTCATCTCTAAACTTGTTGCAAGAGAATATTCAGCAGCGTAAGTATTTTGTTCTGTATTATATATTGATAAATTTTGCTCCTCAAAAGCCTTAAATGAATTTGATTTTACTTTATAAACACTTTCTGATTGATCGTAATCTAATAATATTTCAAGTTTTTTTTTAACTCTTTTATTTTTTATTTGAGATAGTTGTTGATTTTTAAATGAATTAAATTCTTCATTATATAAATTTACAGAAATATCATCATCAGGATTATTTTTTAATGAATCTATGATTTTATCTGATTCAGATTTCATTTCAAAAAATTTTTTCTTTGCTTCTAATTTTTCATTATTATCTCTTTGTTTTATATAAAACTCATCAATAGCTTTTACTGCTGGTAATAAAGTTGCAGCAGTAGTATTTGTTGGAGATATTTGTAAATTAGTTTTAACAGAGCCGACTTGCTCTGTTGGTGTACTTGTAGATGTAAAGGTAGGTATTTTTGGCATTACTGATCTCCAAAATTAGTTAATAAACTCTGTCCTGCTTGTGCATAATAACCCAAAGCAGCTTGCCTAGCTTGCATACGAGAAAGCGAGCCTTGCATACGAGCAAAGTTTGCTTCTTCTAATTTTATTTGTTTATTTATTTTTGAATTATATTCAATAATGTTTTTCTCTATCTCAGCTTGTTCTGAATTATATCTTAATATTCTTAAACCTGATCCAGATAGTTCAGCACCTGATTTTAATATTCTTGTTTTTGTTTGACCTTGTAATCTTAAAAAAGATTCATCAAATCTAGCTAGTTTAAATTCTAATTGTTTATCAATTTGTTCAGCTTCTTGTTCTGCTATAGTTGCATTTCTATTTTGTATAGCTTGATTATATTTACCAACAGCTTTTGCTTGTTGTGCTGCTACTATAGAAGTTCCTGCTACTATAAAAGGTGTTGCTGCTCCCATTAGAATATCCTCGCATATCTGTATTGGTCTGTTCCATCAAAACCAAACTTTCTCATTAAACCCTCATTCTCTAAACCTAACCACTCTGCAAATCTTTGACCTTGTTCAAAATCTTTTCTGATTGCAGTTTGAACTCTGACAATATTATTTTCTTTAG